GTTAAACTTAGCCTCTAGGTCAGCTTGATTGATTGCCGTGTCGAGGCTGCCGATACCCGACAATCCAGACGCCGCCGTGCCGAGCACATTAGCCTCGGACGCAATTTGGTCCATAGTAAGGTTCTGGGCGTTGGTGTATCCCGTCTGGTTCAACTCAGAAATCAGCTTGTTGCGGTCAAGTGCGTTGGCTGCCTCAAACTCGCCGCGAGCAACCTCCCCACGAGAACCGAATGCTCCAGAGCGGATCTGCTGCGCTTCAAGATTGGTGAGATCCTGAGCCTGCTGACGGTTCATCTGCGCCAGAGACGCGTCAATCACGCTCTGCTGATATGGGTTCATATTTGCAGCAGTGCGTGCCGCATAGTCGGTGTTAGCAAGACCGCCAATGTTCTTATAGAGATCAGCCGCACCAGTCGTGTAGCCGCTCATCCCAGCAGTCATCTCGCCAGTGTAAGGCGTGTAAGTGCTGCCAGCGATATTCTCAGCAATGGGGAACACATTCTGGCGGATAAAGTCTTCCTGCCACTGCGGGATGCTTTGCGTTGTTGTTTGCGAGCTTTTGCCCATTTTAAATCTCCATCTCGAAAAGGGTGCGCTTCGGCTGGAACCCCAATGCGGCGGCGTGCTTGTGCCACCCTTTACGACCAAGTGCCTTGACCTTAGAAACGCCAAGTTTCTTAGCGATCAGTATAATAGCATTATGTGCTTCTGTCATCCACTTCGCCATATCTGTGCCGCCAATCAAGTCAATCTCTAAGAACGCGATCTGAGGTGTGCGCTTGTGGCTCAAGATGATCACACCAATCGGGTCATTAGGCTCAACCACTAATAACATAAGATTGCGGTCAATAACACCTTCAAGGATGTCAGCAGGCGTGACTTCACTCTCAATGCCGCGCAATGACTTCTGCACCAGCGGCTCAATCGTGTGCCAAGTGTCTTTTGCGTTATCTGCCGGGATGTAAGCAATCATGCCTTCACCCGTGTGATGGATAGAGTAGCCGCAGGAGTAGCTGGGGCAAACGCTGTAGCGCCAAATGCCTGAAGCGAACCAGACGTGCTGTCCGTTGCCCACATGGCCTCAAGGTAATCGCCAGCGGAGAAGGTGAAGATACTGGAGCGGCTGACAACCAAGGATGCGCCGTTGCTGTGTAGCGAGTTCTTCATCGTGCTGCCAGTAACGTCAGACCCATTCACGCGGGGCCAGAAGTAGAAGTCAACAGTGCTGGACGATGACGAATTGATCTGCGCCGAAAACGACAGGAGATATTGCCCGCCCTCCTCGAATACGATGCGGCTGGCTGGCGATCCAAGCGAAATTCCAGATCCGCTTACCATTGTGAAAGTAATTGGATACGCAGTGTTAGACGACGCCGCCGTGATGTTGGATGACGCGCCGAGGTTGGCCTCACCATCTGCAAGAATAACCTGACGCCACTCGCCGCCCTTAGCCACCACTGGGTAGCCGTTCACGCTATCCCACATGATGATGCCGTCTTCTGACGTGTTGTCAGACGCACGCAGCGTTTGCAGGCGGTTCAGGTTACGCTGCAGGAACGTAGTCACCTGACGCGCCCAGATGTTCCACTGTGGGCCTACGGGCGGGAGGACAGGCGTTGTCATCGGCGACCACCCTCCACACCATCAACTCGCATAACGCCAACACGCCAGTCATCCGTCACGCTGGCATTGATGCGGAACTTGATGTCACGACCAGAGACGCGAAGGTCAACAGGGTTAGCCATTGTGTAAGGTCCAAACGTCTGCGCAGTGCCGTTCGGGTAGAGATTGGTTGTCATGGTGACAGTCACGTCACCCTGATTACGCTCGTCTGGAATTAGGCTCGTCAGATGCATGACGCGGTCGCCGCCGACCTGCACAGGAGCGCTCTCAACGAACGGTTCAACGGGCGTGTTGTAGCGGGCAAATCCAACCTCATGATCAATCAAGTCGCCAGTGTCGTCAAACATCAGCGGATACTTGAACACGCCACGGTCAACGCCACAAGTGCGTGGCAGCTTGCCAACAAGCCAAATGCCGAGGGCGTAGTTGTAGGCTACATAGCTATCCACCTCGAGCGAGGCTGCCGACGGGTAGAACCACCAGACCTCGTTATGCTGGCCCTGCGACATAGACCAGACCTTGCTGACCTGCGCGGGGTTGATGTCGGTGAACACGCGGTCAAGAACGTCACACGGGATTGTGGATACGCTGGAGCCGTTAAACTGGTAGAAGCCCTGCTGGCCCATCCAAAACACGCCGCCATCGGTTGTCGAGGCTGCCTTGCGCGAGATGACGCCGCAGGCCGTGCCGACACGCTCAAACGAGTGGACAAACGGCGGGCCGACATAGGTGCAGCGGAATGCGTCAACGTCAGTCAGGATGACAGACTGACCCTGCGAGCGTAGGCCGCACATGATCTGGCCTGCGGTTTGCAAGATTTGGCTGCCAGCTTGGTTTGTGCTGGATGGAGTCCAGTCGGTGTTGTCCTCTTGGTCGCACCACGCAATCGTGCGGGGATCGCCGTCGGCACCAAGTGCAAACACAAAGCGTTCCTCGGTCGAGAATACGCCAGAGCAGTCTGTCGGTGCGTTGGCAATCGGAGCAGCGTCGTTGGCTGTGTTTAGCTGCCACTCAAGTAGGCGACCGTCTGCGGTAGAGCAGGCAATCAGGTATTGACCCCAAGTATCCATCGACCAAGTGGTGGCCTCGGAGTAGTTGCCAGCGTCAACGCGCGGGCCGCCGTATGTGCCAGCACCGTAAAAGCCGCCGCCAAAGCCCGTGTTGATTGCCGCATCTGTAATGCCAGCCGTCAGATCGGATGGGCTGATGTCATATTCAACGCCGCCCGATGTGATGACGATAAGCTGATTTGCATCAGCCCCCGCAATCCAGCGGGTCTCAGAGTTATCCTGCCACGCCAGCGCACCGCGAGGCGCAGTAAGCGATGACGACTTACGCAGACGCGATCCGCGCATAGGCCGAATGCTGCCACCATCCCAACGGACCAAGTTACCGTCACGCCAGCGGCCTGCACTCTCAAGCTCAGTGCCGTTGGCGTGAAACCCTGCGGGGAGTTTGATCGGAATTAGCGTCATGCAACTGCCCCGTAAATTGTGCCGTTATTGGTGAGTGTGACAGACGTGCCAGAGATAGCTGCGCCGCCTGCACCGCCCGTGCGGCCATAAGCGTTACCACCAGCAGCGCCCCAGCCGCCGCCACCGCCGCCGCCGTTGCCTGTTCCTCCAAGCTGCTCGCCTGCGGAGCCAGCACTACCAGCAGAGCCACCGTTACCGCCGTCAACGCTAATCGTAGCACCAGCACCGCCAACGCCGGGCAGAATACGACCACCGCCGCCACCGCCGCCGCCATTGATGGAGGTCGAACCACCGCCACCGCCGCCTGCGCCGCCGCCTTGGCCGCCGCCTGTGCTGTAGCCACCTTGGCCGTCAGTGCCAGCTTCGCCGATTGCGCCGCCTGTGCCGCCGAGACGGTAACTCAGCTGTCCGCCGCCGTTGCCGCCGCCTGCACCGCCGCCGCCATGACCTTGATCGTCTCCGCCGTAGTCAACAGAGCCTGCACCGCCGCCACCGCCGCCCGCGATATAAGCGCCAGCCATGTTCAGAATTGTCAGGTTTTCAACATTGTTGACGATAGCTGGACCGCCAGCTTGTGGGGCTGTCGTGCGATAACCGCCGTTGCCGCCTTTACCAATAATGTAGCCGTAGTTGGTAATGATTGATCCAGACGGCACGTTACTGACGTATAAGCCACCAGACGAAATGCTGTCAGACCAAAGCCAAACGCCTTCAGCAACCGTTGCCGCAATAGGCGCAACGCCGTCCCAACCAGCGGCCAGCGCGAGTGTGCGCAATTCAGCTTCCCGGACATTGCTGCTGATCGTGAAGATGAACTGCTTAACAGTGCTGTAAAACTGGTTAAAGCTGATCGTGCCAGAGGTAGGCACGCCAGTGTTGTTGTCGGTTACATAAGAGCCACCGCGATAGTATTCGCTGAGGCTGATTGGGTTTACGCCGCCGAACTCATCCTGAATGTCTGACAGCGTGATTAGTCCAGACGGTTGCAGGGTCATTAGATCGTCCCGAATGCTGTGATGTCACCAGTGACAGTCAGATTGCCAGATGTGTCGAGCTTCGCCTTGGCTGTGCCGCCATAGCTGATGATCAGATCATTGCCAGACAGTGAGAACTTCCAGTCAGATGTAGCGCCAGTCAGGCTGATGGATGTGGCAATGCTGGCATTGATGTCATCTGCCTTTCCAGCGTCTAGCGCATCAAGCTGCGTCTGGATTGCGCTGGTCACGCCGTCAAGATAGCCGAACTCAGTAGCCGACACGCCGCCAAGCAGCGTATCAAGTGCGTCCCAATTGCCATTCAGCAGCGTGCCCCAAGTATCCTCGTTGCCGCCGACCGTTGGCTTTTCGAATCCGTAATTCGTTGTCGTTGCCATTAGCTATCTCCTTACAGCCAGACACGGCTTGGCGTTGCGGGTTCAGGGTCAACGAAGTAAGCAGTCAATGCCTCTACGTCAGCCCGCTTGTTGTCACCTGA